TCAGGCGCCACCGCCAAGTTTGCCCAGACCGGGAAACTTCGCTCCGGCAACACTCGCGGCCGCTTTCAATGCCTTCATGCCCACGTCCAGTGATCTGCCATAAGCCGCGTTCCGCGCCTGCTGTTCGGCCAGCAATGAAGTGCCCAGCCTGTCGGCGTAGTTCGTCCGCATGTCGATCTCGCCGTGCGCGCGGCCCAGGGCAAGATTGGCCAGACGATCCGATGTGCTCAGTTGGGCGTTCGCGACCTGAGTCCCGGTCGCACTGGTCAAGCCGGCGATCCGGTTTGCCGTATCGGCGGCAATCTGCGCCTTGTTGGTGCCGCCGGTATTCAGATAACCCGCTTCCGCGGCGTATGTGTTGCCGATATTGTTTGCCGAGCCGGCGCGCCCGGCCGCGACTGTGCCTTGCAGGCCCGAGGTCCGGTCGACAAGTCCCAACAGCCGGTCCAGATAGGCGTTGGTTTTGCTGTTGGCGTAATTCTGGCCGTAGACCTGAGTGTCCCGGTCGACATTGCCGCCGCTGATCGTGCCCGCACCGCGTGCGGCGCGGGCGCGGTTGATCGCCTCCAGGCCCTGATCGAGCTCGAAACTGTTCTGCAGACTGTTGCCGAAGGCGGTGCGAGCCCGTGTCAGGCCTTCACTGCCGTTCAAGCCGACCGCATCGGCATAAACGCCGACCGCCGGGTCGAACCGCTTGGCAATGTTCGCAAGCGGATCATAGGCCTTGCCGGCCGTGCCGAAAGCTTCGCGCGCCTTGCCAAGTGCGCCCTGCGCGGCTCCGACGCCCTGGTTGATGTGATTGATGGCTTCAGCACCGCCCGTCCGCAGCGTATTTCCGGCCGCGTCGCGGGAGCCGGTGATAGTGGTGATCGCGGCATCCCGACCATTGATCGTTTCGTTGCGGGCATCGCCATATCCGGCATTGTGGATAGCCAGGTTGCGGTCGAATGTCTGGCCTTGCAGACCGCGGACGGCTTTTTGCGCCCGGGCGGCACCGGAGCCGGTAAAAAGATCTTTGAATGACATCTATCGTCTCACTGTCGTGTAGCCAAGAGTGGCGGAGGTTGTTGTGCCCGCGTTCAAAGTGAAGCCGGAGCCTGATTTGGCGGTGACCCAGAAGCGATTGTCCTCGGGAGCGTCCAGAAGCACGTTGTATTGATCGTCGGGCAAAGGCGGATTGAGGCTGACGGACACTGACGTTTCGGCAACGAAGGTGGCCGTGCCCGAAACCGGTGAGCGGGCCAGAAGCGCTCGAAAAAAACGCCGCCAGGCGATTGTCGTTACCGGCTCTTTGTCAATCGGAAGGTTGGGGTTCTGCGTGGTCATGGCGCAGCCGCCTCGATTTGCGCTTCGCCGCCCATGAACCCGGCATGCACCGGATCGGAGATGGAAAGACGGAACTGCAAACCCTTGGACGAGGAAAAACCGGTATTGCCGATTGTTACCAGAGTATCGTTGTCGCCCTCGCTTCCGAGGTCGCGAAACAGGGAATTGCCAAACGTCACCCCACCGTCGCGAGACCAGGAAATTGCAACCCTCGGGTTTGTTTCGATCGGAACCTGGCCGGTTGCAACGCCAATTCCGGCGGTCAGCCGAAACCAAGACCGAACGGCATTGATCCGGTTGGGAAACCCGCTCAAGACACCGCTGTAAAGCGTATAAACCAGCGGATCGTTTCCTTCCGCGCCAAGACCGGCGACTGTTTCCAACAAATCGCTGCTCGCCACGTCGCCGACGATCCAACGGTCGAACATTCGAATCGACCGGCGTCCGCGCCAGTCCCCGCGGCCATAGGATTGTTTTTCATTCCACAATCCGGTCGAAAGGTTGTATTCCCAGGTCCAGTTGCCCGGGCTGGTGAGCGTCCAGAAGGAATACCCCTCCGACACATAGACGGCCGCGGTCAGCGACGATCGGTCAGCGACGGATTCCAGCGAACGCGACACGTCCGGGGTCGAAATCGGTACCGGCGTATATCCTTCCATTCGATAGACCCGGTTGTCGGATCCGGCAAAGATCAGCGCGTCCGACCAGCCCTCCTGATCGCCGGCAATCGCGTGGGTGCCGGCAAGGCCGATATCGCGCTTTACCCGCGCATATTCGAGGGGAAACGGTGAGGTCCCGGCATTCTGGTAGACTCGAAATCCCCAGGCTCCAAATGCGTACAGTTCATTGTTGAAGACAATTCCGCGCAGCAAACTGCCTTCCGGCACGTCCTCGAAGGAATTGCTCGCAACCGACACGCTGTTCAGGTCACTCGCCTGAATCCGTCCGCCGGCGGTGGTGAACACCAGATACCCATCGAGCGAGGTTACCGAGTTCGGACCGCTCAGATCGCCGTCCGCAAACGAACTCGGAGCGGCATCGGAAAACAGATTGAAGGCCCCTATTTCCGTGACACACACCGTGTTCGGTGTCGGCAGAGCATTGTTCTGCGCAATGGTAATTGGCGCGGCTCCGGAAAGCGCACCAAGCTCAGTGGAGACGTATCCATCGCCGGAACGGGTCACCGCATGGGCTTTCTCGTCCAATATGTGAACCAGCACGGAACCGATCGACACCAATCCACGGCAATTCTGCCCGGTTCCCGCGCTGACGATGCGACGCAAGCCTGCGGACCTTGCCCAAAGGACCGGGTTGGCGGGCGCACCGAGCACTTCACGGGCGTAACAATTGATCAGCCGACCGCCCGACTCCTGAGCCTTGCGACCGGCGGCCGACATGGCGGGAAACGGAATCACAGCCATCTCGACACCCCGTCGCGAATGTTCTGCAATGCAAGCTCGACCCGCAATTCGTTGCGAACGAGAGGCTGTTTTTGAATGCGCCGAAGTTGGCTCATATGCTTGTCGATCAGAAATTCGTTTTTCGGGCGCCCTGCGAGCGACGGTGCCAGATCCTCGGCCAGCAGGACTGCGAGCGGATAGAACACAGCATCGGCGAACGAAAACGAATTCGAAGCGGAGTAGACATGAAGGTACCGCAATCGGTCGAGCAGCGGCGGGATGGCGCCGACGGCATCCGCCATTTCCGATGCGCTTGCAGACTGCCCTTCTCCGATCAGCCGCAACTCCTTCAACGCCCGAAGGGCCAGAGCTTCACGATTGTGGGCCATGATTTTCTTTCTCTCTAATCAATTGCGTGAGTTTGCGGGCGCCGATATTGCCGCGGTAGCGAATCCCGAGCGCCGTTGCGCGGACCTTCAGGGACTGGAGGAGATCCTGCTTTGTGAGATGTTCAGCGGGCGCGGGCTCGGCGGTGTTTTCTCTCCGGCCGGCCCCTGCCGCCTCCACGGTGTCGGGAACAGGTCTGTCCGACCATCCCTGGCCATTGGGCACGGCCTTCGGACTTGCGAAACACACGGCTTCGCCGTCCCGGTACATCCATACGCGGGTATCGATCATGATATTCCTGATTGTTTTGAGGGTTGCTTTCGGCCGAGCGGCCCGGCCAGACGCATCAGGCCTCGCGGCCGCACCGATCATGCGGCCGCGAAACGGGCGGCGCCGAACCTATGCAGTCAGGCGGCAGGCAAGATCCGGATAGATCGCCTTCCAGCCGTAAAGCACATCCATGCGGATGATCTCGTCGTCGGTGGCGATATCATAATCCTTGACCACCCGGATCGAGAGACCGTTGTGGGACTCCCGGGACTTCCAGGGGGCGCCGTCCGGCATTTCCAGCGGACAGGTCACCAATGCGAAGGCGTTCTTGTGGAACCCGAGATTTTGCGGATACGCGGTTGATGCGGTTCCAACGACGCTGATTTGCGCATTGTCGGCGGGGGCCGCATCGACGGTCTGATACGGCCCGGTCGTGATGATCGCGGGCGAAATCGATAGTGTTGCATTGCCGGTTCCGTCGGACGTCGCGTCAGCGGTCACCACGAATTGCTGCAGATAGGGCAGAACCGTCTTGCCGGTCGCGCCCTCGCCCGGCACCGGGTTGACCGCAAAGACGCCGGCCAGCGTGAAGACATCACCCTCCTTCAGCACGGTCGTCGACGTCGTCCAGCCATCGGTGACAAGGGTTTGGGTGTTGGTGTTCTTCGCCGCCGCGTAAGTGACATTCTGCGATCCGCCATTGACGAGCGGCGTGCCGCCGTGCGCGCCAACAGTGTGCGACTTGACGTTTTGCGCCGAAAAGGCGTCCATCGCCGCAATGCGGCCGATCTGCGCCTGCTCGTACGCGGTCTTGATCATAGCCGGGTTCTGCAATCCGACCTGGTCGCCGGCGATCTTGTAGTGCGCCGCCGGATTGAGCGCCAGATAGCGGTGCTCGGAGGGAACCGCCATCTCGTCCAGGCGCTGGGCTACCGGCGACACTTCCGCATAGGTCCCCGGAACCGTGCCCGGCGTGCCGACCTGGTTCCAGACTTTTTTGTACAGATCGTATCCCTTGGCATCGATCGTTTGCGCCAGCGTGATGGCTGCCGGCTTGATGTAACGCTTGGAATAGTCCTCGATCGTCAGCGTCAGGTCCTGGGTGGAAAATTTCCAGGAAACGTGTTTGCGCTGATCGATGGCGATCGAGGTGTTGGCTTCCTCCACGTCCTGATTGATGCGGACGGCCCCGTCAGCGGTGTAGAATTTTACCGGCTTGCGGATCGACACGCTGGTGCCAACCTTGACGAATTCCTTCTTGTATTCCCGGTGTACGGAATTGCCCATGACCAGGTTGTTTTCAAGCTGTGCCAGCGCTTCCTTGGCGATGACGCTGGGCGTGATAAGTGCATTAGCCATATATGTTCTTCCTTTGTTCCATAATTAAGTGCGGTCGAAGCCGCGCCATTTGCGGTAATCCGTGTAGGACATCGCTTCAGGATCCCTGGCGTCGACCGAACCGCCTTTCAGGGATTGTCGAGGGGCCGGCGCGGAGGATTGGAGTTTTTGCTTGCTTGATGCCAGAAGCGCCTCGCGACGGCCGATCTCGCGGGCTGCGGAAACCGGATCCGACTGCATAAGCTGCATCAGAAACCCGTCGTCTCCGGCCATCAGGTAGAGAAGTTCGGGTCCGTTCTGGTTCTGGTGGATTTCGTCGACAACGTGTTCCGGCATGGCGACCTGCGCGCCTTCCAGGCGGCTGAGGAGGGCATCGACCTTGTCGTCGTAATCCGGCATTGTCGGACGCGCGGTTTCAAGCCGCTCATCGAATTGCGCCCGCGCCAGGCGCTGGCGCTCCTGCTGCGCTTGAAGCAATTGCGTATAGGCGGCCATCTGGCGTTCCTCTTGCCGGATGCCGCGCATCGTCTCCGCAATCGTCTGTTCGGTGCGGGCCCGCTCGAAGTCCTCCGCCGTTTCAAAATCCTCCTGGGTGGGGCCGGCTTCGTAATCGCCCACCTGGGACGCCATTTCGAGCTCATATTGCAGGGCCTCGATCTGGGCCTCCTTCTCCGCGAGCTCTCGGGCCTGAGCGGCGATTTTTTTCGATTTGCGCTGAGAGCTCGACAGTTTCCTGCGCTTTCGATCCTCGGGTGTCGCCTCCGAACCATCGTCATAAACGTCCGGTTCGTTGCCGTACCCGTCGTCCATGTCCCCGTGATAGCCGGTTCCGACCTGCGCCTCGTCAGCGAGACTTGCCAGGAGCGCGGCCTCGTCCGGCAACAGGTCCGTCTCCCCGGCCGCGGGACGTCCGTCCCCGGCCGCGTCGAGTGCGGCCGCCTGCGCCAACTCATCGATGCGTTTTTCGTTCATGTGCTTTCCTATGAAAAAGGCCCTGCCCGTTTGATGAAACGGAAGCAAGGCCGTGGGTTTGCCGCCATCCAATGTGGCGGGTTGAAGATAAAATGCTCAGTCTTGTCGATGAATTATTGTCTTCGCGTCATTGATTTGCGGATATCGGCACTCGGCCTGACACACCTGAAATGAGGCAGAATTTGAACAGTGTCCTTCGCTACGAGGCAGCGGATCAACCACCGCCCATCTACATTTTCCAGCCACCATATCCTCGCCGGGTTTCTTCGGGACACCAGGTCTTCCAGTCCTCTGGATCGAACCCTTTGCAGGTATTGTTGCGAGGGATGTAGAGGTAGCCAGCTTCCTCGTCTCTTCCGTAGAAAAACCGCTTGTCACGGCCATAGAGCCACCATTCACCGGATCCAATATTGTCCTTCGTTACCCAGAACGCGAAGATGCTGCTGTGATAGGGGACGTAATACCCTCGCCCGGTCACGATGCTCCAGGTGTTACCGAGCAGCCCGGTTAGGAAACACAGAATTATGAGCTCCGAATAAATCCCGTATTTCACGGCTTTGCGCCAGGGCACAAACAGACCTGCAGGTCCCATAAATTGTATCTCTCGTTGCTGCGCGTAAAAGTAGAGATGCCTTTTACCAGATGCTGCCTCGCGGAGCAACCGCATTGAGTCACGACCGTACTTGTCCGCATCGTCTCCGGATCCGTTGTACGCGGCAAAAACACGTTTTGCCATTTTGAGGTCAAGCGGTTTTCCCGGCTCCCAAGGCCGCCGATAGCGGTCGAAAAGCTCGCGGAGGTGGGCTGCGCCGTAATACAAATCGGAGCGCCAGTCTGCGCCCGGGATGCGGGTGTCGGAATCGTACCCATCCTGGCGAATTCTGAGTTCCGGGGGAATTACCGGTCTCTTGCGGAAGGATTCAGAATGATTGGCGGCGCTGTTCAAGGCGCCGGCGGAAATGTTTACCAGCCCCGAAGACCCCCTGTAGACGCCATTGGGGATTACATCCAAGTTGGTCAGATCCTGGATGGCGCGATCGAGTTTTCCAATCGGATCCCCAAATCTCTTGTTAAAATCGTGGATATAGGTCTGGGCAGTTCTTTCTCCGAATTGCAGGAATTTTTTTCTCAAACCGACATTCGGAGCGTTTTCGTTCTGCAGAACGACCGCCAGCATTTCATGCGGTACTTCGTGGTACTTCGCAGCCTCTCGAACCCATTTGCGTATTTCTCTCTGATTCAGGAAGCGGCTTCCAGGCGGTTCTCCTTGCGCGGCCTTGTAATTGATAATGGGAAATGGTGAAGGCAGGGGTCCATGATAGCTTCGGATCGGACCCAGGGATTGCAGCGTTTGAATTTTGTCGGGTTTGCTAATCGGCGCCGCAAAAGCGGGGCGCCTTCCTCTGGCTTTCGCATCCACAGCGCCCACCCCACTGCGCGAAAGATAGTCTTTGTCACTCATGGTCTTTCCTTTCACATACGGTTATGAATTGGCGTTCGCCGCGTTCCTGCGGCCGAATTGTCGAGGACGATCATGATCCTTTACGGCCAATACGATTCCCCCTTCGTCCGCCGCGCTGCGGTGGCCCTCAATCATTACGGGTTCAGGTTCGAGCGCCAGGTGCTGTCGGTATTCCAGGATTTCGAGGCCATGCTCGCGGTCAATCCGCTCGGCAAGGTGCCGGCCCTGCAGCTGGACAGCGGCGACTTACTCTTCGACAGCCGCGCCATCATCGAATATCTCGACAGCATCGCAGATCCCGACCGCCGCCTCGTTCCCGGTTCGGACGCGGGAAACGATGCCCTCCGGAGCATGCTCCGGATTGAAGCGGTCGGGATCGGACTGGCCGAAAAAACCTATGAGCGCGGGATAGAGTTTTCCCGCCGGGCTCCCGGCAAACACGACCCGGACTGGATCGCACGCCTGGAGCGCCAGATTCTTTCGGCCCTCGCCTGGATTGAAGAAAGGGTTGGGGCGGATTGGATGGTCGGCGATGGCATGACCCGGGCCGACCTGGCCGTGGTGACGGCGGCAACATATCTGTCGGAGAAACTTCCCGACCTCTATAGCCAAGGCCGTGCCAGCAAACTCGAAACCCATCGGCACAAGTGCGAATGCCTTCCCGAGTTCAAGGAATCTGCTTACTCTACGGACGAAGCACAGACAACCGGATGGATAGCCGAGCCGCACTGACCAGGTGTGTTCATTCCGTCAGATTGTCGACGGAGGAGAAATTAAAGGAAATGTTGTCTGTCTCTATTTCCTCAATGAAGTAGTTATTCCCCTCATGCCCGGCGCGCATTCGCGAAACTTCGAGATGCACGAACTGTTGCAAACCACCACCAAATTTCTCCAATTTTAGATTAGAAACGTTCCAGAAATACAAAGTGATTTGCTTTTGCACATCTGATCCGATTTCTCGGATGGCCACGTCACCATCCACCAGCACCAACATCAAATTGTATTGGAGTTCCCGCCGATCAAAGTCGATTTGCAAGTTCGCAACACTTGCGTCTTTTGGGAACCAACTGTTGATCTCTTCTATGCTCTTCATTTGTTGAACCTGTGGATCTGGCCGTGGGATTTTCCGGGGCCGTATTCATATATATGCGTGTGCGGATTTGAATGATAGCGATCGCCTAACGTCGGGTCTCCATAACCGTGGTCGGTATAATCGGTGCGTTTTCTCTGGCGGCCATATTCGTCATATTCCACGTCGGAATGTTCCAGCTTTCTCGTTCTTTGATTAAACTTTTGATGCTGAAGTTTCTTCGTTCCCGGCTTTACCTGGCGAGGAGCATTTTTTTCCCAGGCTTTGTCGGGAAGCACAGAATCACGTTTGACAGATGGAACCCGGGATAGCTTTCTGCTCTTCTGCCACAACCGGTAAAGTCTTTCCGCATGCTTGGCTGCGCTCATCGCAATCTGGCGATTATCCTTTTTGCGCGAGTCTTGTCGTATTCCAGGACCAAGGTATGCAGACGATTGACCAACACGCGTCAATTGTCACGCATTGAGATAGGGCCCAGTGACGTTTCGCATGCTCTCGGTGCGGGCGAAAAGCCTGTAAGTCGGATCCAAGAGGTTTACCGGTTCCAAGTTATCGACCCGTGAGAACAGAAAGGAAGGGCGGAGAGATGCAGGCAACTGCTGATGGAAGCGAGCGGGCAAAAGACGTCTCCATGTTAGAGAGGAAATATGGATTGAGGCGGAATCACGCCTCAAGTATCCAGCGAATGACCTGGCTTAAGAAAACGCCTTGTTTGATCGGAAAACGGTCATTCCGAACAGAGTTGAGGCCATGGTGGCGCCGTGCATGGTCAGCGCAGCGACTTGCAGCGTCTGGGAGAAGTTGGCTAACTGTCAATCCATGGCCATCGACGGACTGTAGAGTAAGCGGTTTTATTGCAGTTTCATGAGGGTCTGCTGAGCGGCGATTCAATGCACACTGCGCCTTGCTAGCCCGGACATCTCACACTCTGCATGGTCTGCGCGTCGTCGTGCTGACGACAGGGCAGGAAAACCGCGCAGCGCGATGTGGGACATCGGGCAAGGGGTTTGACGCACACTGTCGTCAGCAGGACGGCGCCCTGCGGGCCGCACACAATTGCCTGCTCGCCGCGTCGCGCCGCTCAACCGCAGTCCCACTGCGCTTTTCCCGCCCGCTCCTTGCGAGCAGGCAATTGTGTGCGGCGTAGACCGTGCAGAGTGTGAGATGTCCGGGCTAGCGGATATTCAGCCAGAAACTGGCGCTCCTTGCAATCACACAGGAACAGTGATGTCCCTTAAACTTATCTGAGAGGTAGCGGGAGTCCATCACGGTCTGTCAACGCGGATCCGATGAAAAATCGATCTGCGCCAGGCCGGTTTCTTTGTCGGTCATTGCTGTCGCCAAGTTCGGATATCCACAGATCCGAGATATTCAACGACGCAGCGGTTCAGAAACCGCACTCTTTCTGCGTCTTGCCCTCGCCCCAGAGTTTGACAAGCCCGTTGTCGAAACAGCCCTGATGCCACGCGCCGCTGTAGACCCGACCATCGCCGAAATCGATCAGGCCGTAGCCGTGCTGGGTCCCTTTGCGGTAATCGCCTTCGTAGCGCCGACCGCCGGCCCACACACGCAGACCCTTGCCGTGTTCAACGCCATTGCGATAGTCGCCCTCATAACGCCCACCATCGGCCCAAACGAACACGCCGTGACCATGCCTTGCGTCTTCGACCCAATCCCCCTCATAACGGTTGCCGCCGGCATAGGTCAGCACGCCGTGTCCGTGCTTCTTGCTGTTGCGGTAATCGCCTTCGTAACGATGGCCGCTGGCCCAGGTGAATTTGCCATGGCCATGGGCTTTGCCGTTTCGGTAATCGCCCTCAAAACGGTGCCCTGCGGCCCACACGTAAAGGCCTTTGCCGTGTGCCTTGCCGTTCAGGACGCCGCCGCTGTAACGGTCGCCGTTGGCAAACAGATAATCACCGGTTCCCGATATCCGGCCGTCGCTGAAATCGCCGCGATAGCGGTCTCCATTGGCAAAAACGAGAATGCCGCGGCCATGCCGCCTACCGTCCCTCATTTCGCCCTCATAGCGCTGAACGGATTTGCGGATCTCCGGGTCCGCCCGATCGGAGGCCGACCAGATCATCTGCGAGCTGGCGACCAGCAACAGCCCGGCACATACTGAAACACTGAACTTTCTCATCCCGCCTTGAACTCCCGGCAGATACGCGATGTGTTAACATTGCGTTAATTCGAAAGTTTGGCAAGGGGCCGACGCAAACAGGCTTAAGGTGTAAGGTTACGAACACGATCTTGGGCAAATATATTGAAATTTTCCGTTGCTGATGACTGGGGTCACGATTTGGCGCGTGGTGCATCACATCCGGACCTATGGCAGCGCACCCCACCACCGGCGCTATCAATCGTCCGAATCCTCTGCTCCCACTTTTTTCGGAGGCGTCCTGACATAGGTGTCTCCAAAATCTTGCACAATCGACCAATCACCACCGGACCCCCAAGTTTCAAAATCACTCAACCAGAATGTATATTCCTCGTCGTGGGGTGATCTGGTGTGTATGGCCGTACCCTTCCCGATCAGGATGGACAGACCGGAGCTTGCAAGGGAAACGTCCGCAACAGGCCTTCCTGCAACCGACATATCTCAGCCAGACAGTGCCCAGTTACGGGAAGATCCGGCTCGCTTCCTGACCCATCGCGATTACGCGTTTCCCTCATTCGTACTTGCCCCGACAGCTTTTCCTCAAGCAATTATTCGGCATCTTCGGAATAGTGAACTCTGAACCGGCACCAGCTTGGAAAATCACCGGAAAATTCGACAAAATCATCCCAGTAATCCAAGCCGATATTCTGCAAACTCTTGATATAGCCGTCCAGCGCCTCGGCACCGAAACAGGGGCCGTAGGAGATCAGGTGAGCGTCTTCACCGACCTGTTCGGCGCCCTTCATTGCTTCAGTCAATTCAGCGAGCGCAACTTCTTTTTCACTCAGGCTTTTTTTGCGCAGAAGCAGCCCGAATTCCGGAGTGGCTGGTATCATGGTTTGGATCTCCCAAGTGTTTTTCCATCCTTAGGAATGTGTATTTGCACATTGTGTATAGGCGTGCTTTGAACCGGTTGAAAGATTTGACGCCACTGGTCATCACCGGTTTTCATCAGGGCGGCCCTGGGTATCGCCAAATCTATTCGCACAGACTTCACACCGCCTGGACGTGGCGCTCCAGGCAACGTCACATGAACCCGGCCGGCCTGACGTCCAATTCCGTTCGGAATTGCCGTGCTCTGGTTCTGAAGCCAGAGAAGCGCTTCCTCAGGCGAAGCCCATCTCGAGACATAGGTATACCCGTTGGGGAGGCCTCCGACAGAAGCTCCTGGGCCGCGCGGAAAAATCGTTTCATACGCGCCAGCCGGCGGTTCTGGTTGAGTGGAAATCCTCGTCGCGTGTCCCGAGCCCAAACGCCCCGACCTGAGAGCGCCATCTTGCTGACGGCGTGTTGCCGAAAGCCGCGGTTCTGCGGAGATGCGCCTTCTGATTTTCGGGGACGCGTGCCGGACGTGCCCGGTCTTACCGGCAAAATTCGGCGCCGAGCCGGCGCGGCCCAAAGACATTTGAACCATTCCCAGGATATCGCGCGCCAACCTTCTGTCGCCCTGGCCAACCAGACCCAACTCGGTTGCAATCTGGTTGACGCCAAAGGCTCCACCCTGCAGCAATCCTTTGCCGGCCCGCAAAATGGTGTCACCAACGGCAATCAGGGGACCAGAAATAGCCTCATTCGCAAACCCGATTGGGCCATGGAAATAGCCTCCCGGCCGTCGCTGTTCGATGCGGGTCTGAACATTCAAGCCGACTGGATCGCCGAGATCCCAAGCGTTGAAAAACCTTTTCTTCGAAACATCCCAGACGCGCTCGAGCGCAGCGGGTACCCGGTCAGGGTAACTGGGCTTGTTGCCGGCCTGATGTGTCGGCAGGCCGGTCCCTGCCGACCCAGACCTCGGGGTCGGAACAACCGCCCCTCTGGAGACCGTTGCTGACGACTGGACGGATTTACCTGCCCGCGATGAAGTCGCCAGACCGCCAACAGGAGCACCAGGCAAAGCCTCGATTGCCGGTTTATGGCGGCGGCGCGATTGTCCGCCGGCAGCATTGCTCATCGAATTCCCATCGGCAGCAAATTCCAGACTTGCGCGCCGTCCGGTCCGGTATTGCGTATCAGGGCGGGCGACCAGGCCCGATTGCCCGACATCGGAGCCTCCGGGAATCATGAAGGCATGTGGCGGAGACAGTCGCGCCGAGCTCCCCTGGGCCAGGAACCGGGAAACCGGATCCAGTGAGACAGTTGCCCTGGAAGTCGCAATTGCCCTTTGATAAAGAGCTTGGGCTCGGGACAAAGCATCTGATTGGCGATGACGTTTTAGGGTCATGCAGCCGTCTCCAAATTTGAAAAAGGGCATCAAGTGGCGCTCGATGGAACGTTGTTCCTCGGGTATGTCACTCGAAGCCCGTGGATTGATTTTTGTTGCGGACTCCCGGAACGCACCAGCTTTGCCAATTTTCGGCCACCGATCGAAAAACGGAAACTGATCGCCGGCCCAACGGTCCCTTCGCCAGTTCCGGCTGAAAAAATCGGGTGGCTCGAACAATTCCATCGACTTAGCTCTGTGCCCAACGGATCAATGAAACCGAACACGGAGAGCAGTCATGAATGCCCTGAACGAAAAAGTCGCCATCATCACGGGAGCCAGTTCCGGCATCGGTCGAGCCACGGCCCTCTTGTTTGCACACGAAGGCGCGAGACTCGTCGTCTCAGCGCGCCGTGCCCGGGAACTCGACGATCTGGTTGCCGAGATTGCCGATATCGGCGGAACTGCCATCGCCTATGCGGGTGACATCACCGATGAAGCCACCGCTGCCGCGCTCGTCGATCTGGCGGTCCGGACTTTTGGCGGGCTCGACATCGCATTCAACAATGCAGGCACGCTCGGATCCATGGGAGCGATCACGGAGATCGCACTCGCGGAATGGCAGGAAACCATCGATACCAATCTCACAAGCGCGTTTCTTGGCGCCAAACATCAGATTCCGGCGATGCAGAAACGCGGCGGCGGGTCGATCATCTTCACGTCGACTTTCGTCGGCCATACAGTCGGCATGCCGGGAATGGCCTCCTACGCTGCGAGTAAATCGGGACTGGTGGGCCTGACCCAGGTTCTGTCAACGGAATACGGCGCCGACAATATCCGGGTCAACGCGCTGATGCCTGGCGGCACGGATACGCCGATGGGCCGAAGCGTTGCCAACACGCCGGAGGCGCGGGATTTCGTGGCCGGACTGCACGCCTTGAAACGCATCGCCTCGCCTGAAGAAATTGCCATGTCGGCACTGCATCTTGCGTCCGATGCATCAAGCTTCATGACCGGCACCGCGATGATCGTCGATGGCGGCGTTTCGATCAGCCGGGCATGACTTTGAGTGAACCGATCCGTTCCCGTCCTTCCGGTGCCCAGCAAGCACCAGAGTAACTTGAGTTATGCAATTCAGTCGCTGCCCCGGACAATGATCGGCACATCGCGCGTAACCGGCTTACCGAGGATTATTTTTTTCGATTGTGCCGGAACGGACGTTATGAAAATTGCACACTCATCTTCTTCCAGTAATTCGTCCAGTTCCCCCTTAATTTCTTCAATGGCTTTTTCGTCCAGATGATCAAATGCAAAGCTGCAGGCCGAAAGGACTGTTCCACCTCGTCCTTTCGCATACTCCTTGAATTTCTCGAATTTCGACTGATTCTGCATGGCACTTAGGGATTCAACGAACATAATAGACACTTCTTTGAGCCCAATATCGAACGAGTCAATCATCGTACCGCTCCTGTTGTAGAGGTTTGACACTAAGACTTGTCGGGTATGCGCGAAAGCGGACCGAGAATTCTCCCCCGCTATCAATGGTAACGGAGGATTTTTGTCCGAATCGTAACAATGGGCCAGGGTCTCGGGCATTGCCCGCATGTCCCGCTCGAACCTGCGGCTGTTGCCGGACGGTGAGCCAAACTCACGCATGGTTTGACCGACCGCCGAAATCCCGCCATGAAACGCGCAGTTGAGGCTGCGGGCTCCCATGTCCAGTGCGGTCGGGATCGACTGAAAGGCAATGGCGGAGAAGGGATAGATCACTGGACCGTAAGCAGGATCCAGCGGCAATCCGCGCCGCCGCCATTCGCTAACGGTTTCGGGATCCGGCCCGAGCGGATCTTCGGGGTCCCAGGCTTTGATTGCGCTGTGCCATGCGGTGCCGCCGATACGCGCCAGGACGTCGGAGGCGCGGCCGAGATAGTCCTCCGCAGCCCGTCTCGCCTTCGGCATTCGTTTAGCCAGTTCCTGGCGCTTCAGGGCGACGTTGTGCCGGCGGCGTTCCTCGGCATTCAGTCCTGAAAAAGGAACCGATGGCGACCGGGGCCGCACCGAATCCATTTCCCCCATCGCGGCCCAGGCCCGATCGATCCTGTCCTGAGGCCAGGCGGCGGGGCTTGCTGACTGGAGTTTGTCCGCCATCTCCCGTTGCGGCACACGGGACCCGCGCAGGGGAACACGGTCGCTGAAATTTGCTGATAGCCGAAGATCCATCGGACTACGCCTTGGACGTATTGGTTGGCGGGAACGCATAGACGCCAGGGTTGCGGGCGCCGAATGATGTTTTGAAGCCCTCGAGTTTGGCGGTTGGCTCAATGACTGTCCCGGGGACTTGCCGTGGCGGAAACCTTCGCCCATCCTGTCGGCTGGCAGCTTTGCCCGACGCAGCACCTTTCGGCGATCCCTCTAAGGAGCGGTGCAAAAACAGGAGGATCTGATGAACAAATTCGTTTTGAGAGTACCCACGCAGATGTTTGTCGCAGCATCGCTGCTTCTGCCGGCCTTCGCGCCGACAATCGGAAACGCCGCCCGCGCAACCTTCGATCCCTCACAACGGTGCGAAACCGTTCTGACCTACGAGGATGTCGTCGACAAGGTCATGGTCGGCATGTGGGCCTTCGGCTACCTGGCAAAGAGCCAGGGTCGCCTCACCGTGATGAACGGCAAGGAATTGCAAAAGATGCTGCTGGTCCTTGAAAAGTTCTGCAAGGAACAGCCCACGGCCCGGTTCAGCGCAATTGTGCAACGCATGAGCGAGAGCCGCTATGTCGCCAAACGATCGGAAGCGTCCGTAGACGGACGCCGGTTGCTGATGAAGTTCTTTGAAAACGGCGCCGATCATGCAGCCCTGACCGCGGCGCTCAGACCGAGCCCTGAAGACGTGCGCACCGTCTACAGCGAACCGCTGGCGACGGCTCTGATCGCCGGTTACGACAAGCTTTTCCAACCGGGTGCGGCGATCCGGCCGAAGCCCGATCAGGTCGATCTCCTCACCGTCTTTACCACCACGGGCAAACTGAAGGCCGGCGCGCCGGTGCTGCGCGAATTTCCCGGAGGCTACAAACAGGTTCGCGACCGCTTCCTGGTCGACGTTCCGATCGCCCGTTTCAAATTCGTGAAGTCCGGCGAATCCCTTGGCATGGCCTATGACGGTCTGATCTTCGTCAACGGACGCTGGGTGTTCATGCCGAAACCCTGGCGCGGATTAGAATGACTTCGGACCACCGAGTCTTGTTTGTCGATTGAAATTACAATCGCTGCTTTGCAGGGGCAGGTCACAGAGCAGCAATCTACCCCAATGTTCGTCCTCGCCTCCAACAGGGTTTGTATCAACCCATCGAAGTACCTCCAAAGCATCTTCATCCGATTCGGAGCAGGCAAACTCAATTATCCAAGCTCGCGGACGAGGCACCTTTGCGATTATGCCATCGGCCCAATTTCTTAGATCGGTCAATTTCATGTACTGCGAATAAATCGCAAGGTTTAATACTCCGCGGATGTTGTGCATGGCAGTCTTCAACCACTCTGATGCGCGTTAGGATTCCTGTTGTCGAGCCGACATGCTCGTCCCGCTCGGAGTGATCCGGTTTTGTTGCTTTCCTCGTCGAATATGACCGGCGTGTCCTTCCCTCATTCGAAACAAAGCCAGACCAGTACGGGCGCCAACCGGCGCACCAACCTGAATCCAGGCGCTTCCCAGGGTCTGGGTTTCTCTATCCGACGTTTACAAGCCCGGACCTCGGTATCTGTCCAACACGCCAATGACAACGAATTGGCCGCCTTCAGTCAACGAAAAGCATTACGATCTCGCTGGCCGTTGCGGCTGAGCTCAAAGCGCAGCTGCATGAGAAAAGCAATCCACATGATCGGCACGGCACTTGTCGCTCTGCAAATAACGGTAAGCTCTGGCCGCTTCATCACCATAGGCTCCAAATTTGCGTTCAATTTCTGCAATCAACTCTGCATCGGAGGGATAGAAGCGCCTGAAAAACTCTCCAATACCTTCCGGATCCCAACCATCAACATTGCAAGGATCGACCTCATCCACAAAATATGATTCAAGATCTGCAACAGAAATTCGATTTTCCCGAAATTTTAACAGATGAAACCCAAGACAAAGCCTCCCGCTATCGAAGATCGCGCCACAGACATCACGGCATTCGGTTGAGCAGACAATATCAAACGCCTTGTCGATTGAACCGCAACACGCCAGCTCTATAACCCAGGCTTTCGGTCGCAAAAACATGGAAACCGCCTTGTCAGCCCAAGTATGAATATCCGACAAACTCATGTACTCGGTTTCTATTGCGACCCCCAATGGTACAAAAAAATCAACCCTTTCCTCATCCGGGAGCAATGGATCCCTGTCTGTTGAGCCTGTGCAAGCCATGAGATTACTCTAATTCCCTGCTAAATTTCGTTTTTCCGACATTTCTGATTTCTCACTTCCCAGCTGAAACAATAAGATGATCCGTTCGGGAAGACAGGTAAAAGTATCAGTGATATTTGAAGTACAAAAAAATCACAGCCGGATAGCTAAATTGGATACGTCCGATTAATCAAACCACGGGTTCCCGAAATAACCCGGCCACACGTCTCTAGGTCGCCCAGCCTCCAGATTTCGTTTGACACGCGTATGACCTCCTTTTTTCCCTTATCGGTATTGTGTTCTACCCGATGATGATGTGGATTGGGATGATAGTGGGGGCTTTTTGTTCCCGTGGCGGTTCGCTTCAGGCGCGGCGGTTTGACATTCTTTGGGCCGGTCTTGGTAGTCAGTTTTCCGCCCGCGGCTGCCATGCGAAGCAACCGGGTGAAGAGCGAGATTGCAGAAGCCGTCTCAAAGGGTTCGAAATCGAACCCGTGGTCAGTTTCCCGCCGCGCACGTCCGGCCTGCTCCCCCGGGCCCCTCCATTCGGCCGCGGAGTTGTTTTGCATGCCGACTGAAGCTTTCGGCCTCGAAGGTGCCCAGTTCGACCGCGACGCGATCCGGTTGGAGAAATCATACTCCGGCCCCGGAGAATCGGTCCCGGTCGCGGAAATACCGGGCTTCGACCTGCCGTTGTTTTTGTAACCTCCGATTTCTTCCGCAGTCAGCGAATAGTGTCGTCGGTTTGGACCCGATCCCACGATACGAGACGTTCTCCCCGAAGGCATCAATGGACGGGACTGGACGTTTTGTCTCGATTTTGGGTGGACGAATACTGAATCCGGGTGGGAAATCCGGCCATATCCGCTTCTTGCAAACAATCTATGGGTCGGATCAAGCAGGTTTTCGGACGGCCGATTGGCAAGCGCGTGCTGATAAATTGCATTGGCGCGTGCTGACCTGTGGGAATGAATGTGCTGCGTCGTATAAATTTCGTTTCTCCAATGAAGGCGTGTCGGCAAACAGCGAAGGCCCATATGGCAAAACGGGTTCCTTCCCCTCACCGTCGGTATTGATCGTTGGCGACCTAAAGATCGGAGATCGGTTCCCCATTCTCCGCGACAATCCCGTCCAACTGACCGATCGCCTTCAACTGCTCGCCGATGTCGCGTCCTTCGGCGCTGCGCCGCTGGCCCTCGGCCAGGACCCGCGCCCGATACCGCTCCACGTCGAGCAGGAGCTTGCGGCGCTGGGCCTCCAGTTCGAACAGTTTCGACTGCTGCTCGATCTGCATCTTCTCCCCTTCCGCCTGCGCCTTGGCCTGCCGTTCGAGCATTTCCGGGCTCGGCTGGGCTTGCGCATCCGGCTGCGGGTCCTCCAGGATCTGCTGCGGGATCGTGCGACGCAGGCGCTTGGCGATTTCGTCGGCGCCCGGCCAGTCCTGGGCCTTGGCGATCAGGTCGGCGAAGATCTGTGCCTGTTTCTGCCGGCGCACTGGTGCTGCGCGAATTTCCCGGAGGCTACAAACAGGTTCGAGACCGCTTCCTGGTCGATGTCCCGATCGCCCGTTTCAAATTCGTGAAGTCCGGTGAATCCCTGGGCATGGCCTATGACGGTCTGATCTTCGTCAACGGACGCTGGGTGTTCATGCCGAAACCGTGGCAAGGGTTGGAATGACAGTGCATTTTGTTAAGTGGCTCCAAACTGCAAGTCAGGCGTTGAGGCGCAAACTGCTCCTTGAACAAGGATTGCATCAAACGACGGATTCACGGAAAGCGGCGAATTCCAAATTCTGAACGCAGACGATGGTAATGTCGAAGAGTATCCAGCGACCGACTTGTTCGCTCGTGACCCCGCTTACCAGAGGTCGATGATGCAATGGGGACTGGTTCCTGCAGCGGTAAACGTGATCCCCGGACCGAAGTTGCCAGTCTTTGTGCCTAGCGCCCATCGGGCCATAAGTGTTGGTTGGGTTCCGGTCTGGAAATCCCACCGACAGGTTCGCGTGCCACCGGGACAGTCACAAGAGAACGTTTATCAAGCGCCCGTCGGAAATCCGGCGTGTTCGGAAACCCCTGCAAAAAACGATCATGCGAGGGATGAAATCCCGAGACACGATGGCCATTGTAATACTTCTCCCAAAACTCAGGATCAGCGTCATACAATTTCACAGCATCGTCCCAGCGCGTTTTTTCGCCGCCTTTCCAGTACCGGCCAAACTGCCGCGCAATCTTTTGTCTATAGACTTCGGGCATATTGGTATCTTCACCGAATCCGCTGTTCGGGACGTTTTTTTCCTATCCTTTTCAATACTTCTTTTGTCAGTAAATCCATTCCAATTTTCCTCTATTCCGGAGCAACTGTTCTCCAGGGATTTTGCGAACTCAACAAGATCTTTCGCGGCGAAGTATCTGTTTACGCGCCGGATATTTTCGACCTCCTGTACATGGGTATCGATGCTGCCGACCCTTCGAATTTTGAATATGACGGCCTCTTTCGGCCCCAATCGTAAGGTTTCCACGTCATCGCTAATGGTTACGCACATTGAATGGGTCGACACGCATTCACCGGCGTTATTGCAACTGTCGAAGGACCCGTCCGGAGTCCGCGCCAGCGTCCATCCCGGCAGACCTCCAAGAATCCCGAAATGCGAACGGCCTTTCACTGCACTGTCACCCGCAACAACCACGTCACCAACTGCTACTGAAGACTCTTCGGCAATCAGAACAGCACCACTTCCATAGGGCTCAAGGGTGTCTGCCGCCAAGACAAACGTTTTCTGTCGCAGTTCGACAAAAAAGACCGAAACTGAAAACAAAATACCAATAATCAGCCCAACGCAACAGTTCCTGAATGTGGCACGAACCTCACCCAGCGTATATATTGAATGAATGATTAGACCTATTATTATTATTATTATTATTATGAAGGCTACAATTGACCCCCTGATATACAAGTAGCCAAACAAAACATTTTCTTCCAAGAAAATCAGAAACACATTGAGAAGTATCACCGCGATTAATGGAAGCAACTTGGTCCCATTGTTCAAAAAATTCCCGAGATAAGGCAGCAGGAAATTAACTGCGATCAATACGGCTCTCAAAATTCATCACCTTTTTCAAATATCTCGATCAGCTAACGACCTCACGCGACTTTTTTGAAGGCAGCCGCTTAATGCGCAGCAACCAAATGTGAATTGCTTTGACTAGTGGCTTGCCAGAACGCCAACGCCCTCCACGTTTCGGCCAATTTTACTAAGACAGGTCGCTCCCCCGGAAAGGTCTCTTCTTGCCGGGTTCGACAGGCACATTCCATTCAGTGTCAATCAATTGTGCGGCCAGTTATCGGCTCCGCATCATCAAAGGCGCATGCACCCGAGTACAATATATGCGAGCGTAACCGGTTTATCAATCGCATTAAGTGCATGCACCTGTTGAAGAGTGGGCCGATCAACGCTGTCTCGAAAGAGTCGAAATTGAACCGGCAATACCCGCTTCGTTCGAACAATCGTTGGGTCGGTTCAACCAGGTTCACGGGCCGCCGGTTCGCAAGCGCTCACCGATCGATTGTACCTGCCCACCTAATCAAGTCTGATTGATTCAGTTGCGGAATATACATTTCGCCTTCTCCGGTGAATGCGCCTGGGCGATCAGTGCATGCCGAGTGACAAAGGGGCCTGATTGCCTTGCTGTCAGGTTGTGATCGAATGCGGTCTAAAGATCGGAGATCCGTTCGCTATTCTCCGCGACAATCCCGTCCAACTGACCGATCGCCTTCAACTGTTCGCCGATGTCGCGTCCTTCGGCGCTGCGCCGCTGGCCCTCGGCCAGGACCCGCGCCCGGTACCACTCCACGTCGAGCAGGAGCTTGCGGCGCTGGGCTTCCAGTTCGAACAGTTTCGATTGCTGCTCGGTCTGCATCTTCTCCCCTTCCGCCTGCGCTTTGGCCTGCCGTTCGAGCATTTCCGGGCTCGGCTGCGCCTGCGGATCCTCCAGGATCTGCTGCGGGATCGTACGGCGCAGGCGCTTGGCGATTTCGTCGGCGCCCGGCCAGTCCTGGGCCTTGGCGATCAGGTCGGCGAAGATCTGCGCCTGCTGCGGCATGGTGCAGCCGAATTCGATCATGGAATCACGGGCCTCGGCACGCTTGGTTGCATAGGACGGGCCAAGGCTCATCACCACGTCATAGGCGCCGACCGTTACGTCATTGGCGATCGCACCGAAACCGGTTACCGCTGGATCGATCATGCACCAACTAACATTTTCACCTTTACTGATTTTTGGAGATCACAGATTAAACAACCAACAAAAATTCAATTCACATGCAATTATTGTTTGAATTGTTTATTCTTCAGATTTCCCAAGCCCAACATGCAGATCTTCTGATATAAAAACATTCACAGAACGAACATCTTTTGAAAATATTTATTTCCTATATTCCACCTCCAACAGTCTTTATCCCTCAAGTTCATCGAGAAAAATTCCATCAGAATTTCGCTTGTTTTTTACGACATAGCGAGCCTTCTGCAGAAAACTACCAAATATGTTATTCTCATGACAACGCCTGCCATGCCCTGTAATAATATATTCGTACCTTGGCGGCTCTCCGAGTTTTTTTATTGCATTATCTGCAACTGACCATTTTATTTTTCCTGTCCCCCTTCTTTCGATCATTATCGAGCCGAACAAATAAGCATAATTTACGATGAAATCCGCCCAATTTTCATAAATATCCGTGAGATCGTCATTACAATGCAAGTTCGTTTGAAAGAACTCGTCGATCTTGCGAAGTGAGTCGTCATCTTTTCCGAGCCGCAATCCATTATCACTCAAGAAGTTTTCAAGACATTCCATTCTTTCCGCGTGCTGTTCGATCAGCATCGGCACTCTTTTGCGGGCCTCCTTCAGCGACTCCGGCTTTGGCAGGCGGTCAAGAGGCAGATCGATAAATCGGCTCCGCGACCAATCGATCTCAACCTTGGGTTTTTCCCGCCCCTTGCCAATTCGCTCCAGATGACTTTGGCCAAGTCTTCTCCGACCGGTAAAATGTTTCAGAGCAGCGTCACCCGGAGAATTTTTCATCATTGTCCATACTCCTTATAAGTGTAATAATTTCATTATAATCTTATACGCGCATACGGTCAATATTCATCCGGACCATTCTTCCCGAATGCATGGCCTCACATAAACGGTATGTATGTCAGATGATTGTAGCGCCCCATGAAGGGGTTGTACTTGAACACGCCACCAGTTGCGCCGCCGCCACCGCCGCGATGGGAATGGCCGGAGCGTGCCGGCGCCTTGTGCCGCAGCGTTTTCTTCGACCCTTTCGCACTTGTACTTTTCGGCGGTACATTTCCAATGGAATTCGTCGCCTTGGGTTTACCGTCCAGGAAATGGAAACTGTGTCCGTGCCGAAGGACAGCAGACCGGAAAGACTTCGATTGTTGTGACAGCTGCTTGCGGTTTCCTTGGTGAAAGTAGGTTGTTTTTGCAATGCGCCCCTGCAGGACACCATTTCGATCATAAATTCCGGCTTTGGCCCATTCGTATTTGAGCATCTGCGCAATAATTCGCCTTCTGGTGCTTTGACGGCCGGCTTTCAGCTCACCGGCATGATACTCGTTGAATTTTTCATGCGTTCTTTTTGTCGGGCGCAAAACATCCGGCACAAGCTTTACAAGTTGTTTCGTAAACGGTTCTTTCACATAAAACTCTTTCCCGGCGATCCATTTCGGATACAATTTCAGAAACTTCTCGCGGGCCTGTGCCGCGAAATTCGGATTGTTTGGCCCGGCTTGTGCCTGTGCCGATGAAATCCCGAAAATCTCTTCAAATATGCGGCTGAAATTACCCCAGCGGTCCCGAGCCCGGGGATTGCCGACGCCATCCGCAGTCGAACGTGCCGGCCGAACGGTCGATTGTACCTGCTGAATACTCCGTCGAGGTGCCGGAAAGTGGGTTTCCGGTGCAGAGGTCCCTTCGAACCCGGCCTTGGTAGCGATGATAGAATTGACGCTGTTTGATGGAACCGCGGTCGGTAAACGAGGTCCAGGCGAGGCGAAAAGAGTGTTGCCGTCGTCTCTGAATGCTCGGGCTGCATGTTTTTTGTTGGGGACCAAACTTTCGCGGGTTGTGGGTTCCGAAACCTTTGAAGCCAAGAGTGCCGACGGTGTCGTAAGGTGTGATACCGGATCGTATTGCAACATTATGGGAGTGAACGCGGACCTGTCCCGCCCAAGCAGCCGCAAATGGGTTGGATGCCTCACAAACGGCAGGGGTTCGGGCTTGGTTGTCCGCTTGGCCTTCGTCATACCGTTCCATACTTCATTGGCAATGTTCATTTTTTGTTCCTGTTGTCAAAGGCACTGATTCAAAGAGCGGCCAGTTCCTCACCATTCTCCGCCACAATCCCGTCCAGCTGGCCGATCGCCTTCAACTGCTCGCCGATGTCGCGGCCTTCGGCGCTGCGCCGCTGGCCCTCGGCCAGGACCCGCGCCCGGTACCGCTCCACGTCGAGCAGGAGCTTGCGGCGCTGGGCTTCCAGTTCGAACAGTTTCGATTGCTGCTCGATCTGCATCTTCTCCCCTTCCGCCTGCGCTTTGGCCTGCCGTTCGAGCATTTCCGGGCTCGGCTGCGCTTCCGCGTCCGGCTGCGGATCCTCCAGGATCTGTTGCGGGATCGTGCGGCGCAGGCGCTTGGCGATCTCGTCGGCGCCCGGCCAGTCCTGGGCCTTGGCGATCAGGTCGGCGAAGATCTGCGCCTGCTGCGGCATGGTGCGGCCGAATTCGATCATGGAATCGCGGGCCTCGGCACGCTTGGTTGCGTAAGACGGGCCAAGGCTCATCACCACGTCATAGGCGCCGACCGTTACGTCATTGGCGATCGCACCGAATTCGGCTGCCGCCGGGTCGATAACCCGTCGGTTGATGGTCTCCTGACGCTGTTCACCGTCTTCGGACGCAATCGAGATCATGCGTTCGGTGTCGTAGATATGCGGGATCAGATCGAGCACGACCCGGCCGGTATGGGTGACGGCGAGGTTGAAATTGTCGATGTAGACGAATGTGCCGGTGTCGCCCTGGCGCTGGCGCGCGGCGATCGCAACGCCGCTGGTTTCGTTCGAAGGCGACCCGAGCGAGGGCGCATATTTGCCGGTGACCCGCTTCATGTCTTCGGCGGCAAGCGCGATGCCTTCGGCAAGACCTTGCGAGGAGATCGGCGGCTGCACCCGCTGCGGCGGCTGCCCGCCATTCTTGGCGTCCGGGACATAGGTCAGGTATGGCAGGTTCTTTGAATTGGCGTATTGCCATTCATCGTCCTCGGAAAAGTTCGTGACCGTTCCAAGCCACGGCGCTTTCGGCTGCAGCGCGACGATCTCGGTTTCGGCGGAGACGAAGTAATTGTAACGCCGCTGCGCATCCTTCAGGTGGCGTACCACGCCGTGGCGCACAACCTTGCGGCCAATCCGCGTTTCCTCGCCGATCAACGGGACGATCGGAATGTAACGCCCGACCCAGGCATCGGCCTCGATCACGCTTGTCTCCGTCAGGAGGTAGCGCATGACCCGGAACCCCGGCCGCTCGTGCATGCGACCGCCGGACGGTTCGGCGGCCGCCAGCTTGATCGCGGCTGCGTCCGGATCATCGTCCGTCAAATCGTCGATCGAGCCGTCGGCATGGACCAGAAGCTTGCGGGTGATCGGCTTCTTGCACCAATATTCAGCGAGCCGGATGAAATCGTCCGATGTCCAGGGCGTCCCGATCTGCGATTGCGACGACCCGTTCTCGTCGAACCCGGTGCGTTCGAAATCGCCGTCCGAGGCATGGTCGGGATATTTTTCCCGGAACGCCTCCTTGTTCATGTCGACATAAACGAAACAGTATAGGGCGTCCTCGCGGGTCGGCGCGATAGCGTCCGGATCCCACAAGACCTGGCCGTCAATGGCTTCGATCAGGATCTCCTGATCGAACGTCGTATCGTCGGAATATTCGGTCGTCACCCGCCAATGGCCGATGCCGGCAATCACCTGCCGGTCCGCGGCCCTTGTATAGGCGTACCGCGCGTTGGAGCGGTTTTCGATATAGCGGAAATGATCGCCGATAATTTCGGCGACCTTCGGATCGGACCGGCTGTCGACCGGAACCGCGCGCATGGCCGGCCGCAACTGGCGGATATCGCCGGTGGTGAGCTTGACGAACTGCTTGGTCTGGTTGATCGTCAGGCACGGGCGCCCTTCCCGATCGCGCAGATGCTCCTCGGGCCATTGGTCGCCGGCCTCGAACTCCAGGTCCTCGATCTCCATTTCCAGGTTGTGCCGATCCCGGTCGTAAGCCCGGTCGAACCGTGTGCGGGCCTCATTCAGAATGGCCTGACTGTCGTCGACCGGACCCTGGCTTGGAAAGTGTCTGGCATGCATGGAAATCTCCGATTGTTGCGACGGGACGGCCCGCCGGCATGGCGTCTTGGCTGAATCTGTGGTTTGGTGGATTCGTGCCCGGTCTTCGGCGAAGGGCCGATTCCGGGCCTGAAGCGACGTGTTTGTCGCCCATTTCGACTTTGCCCGCGCCTACACTGCCGCCACCTCTCCCCGCGCCGTTCGTCGGCGCCCATTCCAGGACGTCCATGTCAACCGCGCCGAGCACGACCATGAACAATGCATCCCTGGGGATCGTGTTCGTGGTCGTCGGCATGGTGTGCATCTCGGTGCAGGACGTGATGATCAAGCAGTTGTCGGGCGGTTATCCGCTGCACCAGATCGTGTTTGCGCGCGCCGCGATCGGCATCATCGTTTCGTTCGGTTTCCTGTGGTGGGAAGGTGGCTGGAGGCTCCTGAAAACCGACACGCCGGTGCAGCATCTGGTGCGCGCCATTCTGGTCGTCATCGCCAATATGGGCTATTTCGCGGCGCTGGCGGTGATGCCGCTCGCCGAAGCGACCGCCCTGTTCTTTGTTGCGCCCCTGTTCATAACGCTTCTGTCGATCCCGTTTCTGGGCGAGACGGTCGGCATCCGCCGCGTCTCGGCGATCCTTGTGGGCTTTGCCGGGGTGGTGGTGATGACGATCCCTAGTCTTTCCGCAAGCCGGGACGACGGCGCATCGGTGTCCCTGCTGACCACCCTTTTACCGGTCGGTGCCGCGCTGAGTTATGCGATGATGCAGATCCTGACCCGCCGTCTCGGGATCAAGGCGAAGGCGTCGGCCATGGCGATCTACATCCAGGGCACGTTCGTTACGGTCAGTTCGCTGTTCTGGCTGGTCGCCGGCGATGGCCGTTATGCCGCCGATACCGACAATGCCAGCGTCATATTCCTGCTCAGGGCCTGGCAATGGCCGGCAGAGGGCGACGGCATCCTGTTTCTGGGCTGCGGTCTTGCCTCGGCCGTGATCGGTTACACGATGGCCCAGGCCTACCGGGTCGCCAATGCGGCAACGGTGGCACCCTTCGAATATATCGCGCTGCCGCTCGCCATTCTCTGGGGCTGGCTGGTCTGGGACGAACTGCCGGGTGTCTGGGCCACGGCCGGCATCGTTCTGATCATGGGCGCCGGGGTTTACGTCTTTCTCCGGGAACAGGTCCGCGGACGGGAAGTCTCACGCCAACGGCCGCTACGACGGTGGTGACGGACCGTTTTCAGCCCATGGTTTTTCCAAACCGAGCATGTCAACGCATCCAATCCGGCTTTTCGGTCTCTGTCGAATTCCATCCCCAGTCCGAAAAGGTCTCTTTGAAACTTTCAACGTTATACCTGCCCGTTTCGTTGTGCACGTCGAAGCAGCTATATCCATATTCCGGGCCTATTCGTTGAAATTTTTCTTCGTCGTACTTAGCTGCCACAAGCATGCCCTTTTCACCGCCGAGTTGAGGTAAAAGCGCGGCAAAATGGATCGTTAAATTCTCATCAATTTCAAGATCGAATGGCGCAATGATCTCCAAACCAAGCTCCGCGCACGCTCTTTCGATTTTCATTGGCATTTTGTCTCCGATTCTAGATATTCAACCGGGATGTATTGGACAGCCTCGTCACGGCCATGAAGCCTATTCGCTTGTGGGCTGGTGAATTCAAACACCAGGCACTGACGCTCACAGTCCTCCGCGTCAACGCATCCATTCCGGCTTTTCAGACTCTGTCGAATTCCATCCCCAGTCCAAAAACACTTCCTTATAGATTTCCACGTCACGATCATCACTTTCATTGCGGACGTCAAAACAGCTGTAACCGTATTCGGGGCCAATTTTGTCAAACAACTCCTCATTGTACTCAACGGCGACAAGCATTCCCGTCACGCCACCGAGTTGGGGAAGATACACGTCAAAATGAATCGTCGTTTTTTCATCTACCTTTAGACCGTACGGGGGGATAACCTTCAAACCGAGCTCCGTAGCGGCTCCTTCAATGAACATTTGTATAAAATCTCCGATGCAAGTTATTTAACCGGAATATGATGAACAGGCCCAACATGGCCATGCGGCCTCTTGGCCTGCGGACTCGGTCGGTTCGGGTGTGCCTCTGGCCCCCTAACCTTATCGTCGTCAAACGGATCCGGAAGCTCCTTGTTCAGGTCGATGTATCCGTCCATATCTCCCTTGGTGATACCTGTTTTCTTGTCCTTCTTTGCCATGTCAACGAGAGCTTCCTTCTCTTTGCTGTGCCTGACTTCTGAGGTGAACGGCCCTCGCAACCATTCCGCGACTGCCTCAAGTCTTTCTTCAATTTGACGGCTGAGCCGCCGGTTGGCAGGCGAACCGTACTCGAATACCGATCCGGGCGGCCACGGTCCTACCGGCGCCACCCTGCGTCCTGGCCGATGAACCGGAGCACCACCTATAATACGTGATGCCTGCGCATACAACCTTCTTTGCGGCAAACCTCTTTTGGCATTGCCGACATCCGCGCCCGACGGATCGGAATTTATCGGTTTCGCCGGGTGTTGGCCGCCACCGCGCCCGACGGGTTTCATCGGCAGGCGGCCTTCGGTCGATTTGAAGCTGCGCCTCGCCGTGAGGGTCGCAGGTGGCGCCGTGTAGATCCGCGATGCATCCCGGCTCAGAATTCGGTGGGTGGCGTTCGACGTCAGGCGGTCAAGTGCGTCCTGCGCAATCGCCTGCTGAAGCCTTTTGTTTGCGAGCCTGGCATGAATTCCGGAATGGAATGGGGTTTGCATTCAAAAATGCTCCTGGTGTTTTCGAAATTTGCCCAAATTGAATTGCCCGCGCCGCCTTTTGGGCGACGCAGGCACGTGTCGTGGTTCGATGATTGAGGGGAAGGCTTATGCGTTTGCGGCGTCGCCGCGCACGTTTGCGAAGGCAAGCCAGTTCGACTGCCCATTAGGCTTGAAACGCTGCCAGGGCATCCGGTTTCCAGTTGCACTGGACAAGACGAACTCCGGCATAGTCTGTTCGAGGGGTTTACGTGGCCGTCAGAATCAGACCCACGGTTCGCGGGTCCAAACAATTGAAGCCGGCTTCCGAACCCTGATTAGGCAGTGCAAAACAGGTGCCCCGGTGTTTCGGCGCGTGGAGACCCTGTCTCCCGGGTCGGGTCATCGTGTCGGCGCCGCGACGCTGCAGGGCCGCGATGAAACCGGCCGAGATCATCGGTATTTGCGACTACGGATGGACAAGTGATACCGTCCGGCCTGTTCGGCGCAAACCCGGTTTCTTTTTCCGGAATTTTTGAACTCCAGCTCTATCGTGGCGCCCACAAACCATTGCAGCGGCGCGATTCCGGCATTGGCTGCGGGGTCAATGCCCATTTACAGGCCTTCTGTCGGCCAGCGTCTGTGAACCCTATCGATTATGTAGTCATTCCCAATTCTGATGTCTGCCCTCCTGGTTAATCGTGCAATTCTATCAGAGAAGTCCAGTTCGTCATGTTCGTAGACCGTCATATGTGTTCCAGCCCGCTTTTTCTCAGCGAGGCGTTCCAACGTGGCGTAGTGCAGACCCGTAATTTTATGCAGTTCCCGTCGCTCTCCCGCTGTCGCCTCGTTTTTGAAACGTTTCGGAAAGAGAATTGCAAACCGCTCCACCTCCATGCGTTGAAGCATATCCAGTTCTGCCTTTTCGTTTACCGACAGCTTTTCCGGAGTCCGACGCTTTGCGTCCAACGCATCGCAACGCGCTACTTTTTTTTCCAGAAATTCGACAAGAGGGCGTGCAACTTTCCGGTGGTGTTCTTCCCACTCCTCTTCGCTTCGCCTTTTCTGCTCCAATTCATATTCCGTGGGGACAGGCTTGTTCCGTTCCCGCCGCCGAGCCCTCTTTCTGGAACTTTTTGACATGTCGGTACTTCCCTCACATTGCTCATGATCCTGCATTCGGTCCAACGCCCCTACGGCATTATGGCAGCGCGAATTCTACCCGACGCTCAGGGATCCCTCAATAGTTGCATGCTCAACTTTTGCAACACGAAGTATTCCCCAAATGTAGGGACGTTGCCTATTCACCTGGCGTTTTCCGGGTTTCGGGCTGGGTTTTGCCCCTCGGATCGTCGGTCGCACTGTACCCGGTCAATGCCGCGGCTCCGGCTGCGGAATTGAACTGAATTACCTTCTTGAGGTCGGGATTCCGGTTGACGACTTTTCGAATAAACTCGGCCATGGCCGGATACAGGGTCTTGAACGCATTCGCGTCCGTCATGTACGCCCGCATCGCTTCGGCGAAGGGTTCCTCAACAGGGAATTCTTCATCAGGATCACGGTCTACCGGACCACAAAGCCGCTGATTTTCGCGGTGTGTTTTTTAGGATCGTGAACACCAGTGTGGATGTGGTCAAAAGCGCGCCGAGACCGGCTATGCAGACCGCGATCGTCAGTGCAAACCCAAACGCGCTTTCATTCACGATTGAAACATCTGTAATCGTACAATCTGAGGCGAAGTAGTCGCACACTTGTCAAAGATCTTGAACCAGACACTCCCGCGGACGCTTGGAAATCATCATATATCGGCCGAGCTTGTACGACGCCCCATGCTTAAGCAGCGTTAGTGCATCGACAAGTTCGTATTCAGCTTGCTCTATCTCCGTAAGCGTCGTGTGTTTGTTCAAACTGTAGAGTCTCCGATACCTTTCGACGTGCTGTCTCCATATGTTTCCAAATTCGGCGCTTTGCTCACGGGTATACTTGTCTTGGAAAATCTGCGGTGCCAACTCCGCGTAGCGGATAACGCACAGCCTTTGCAACGATTCCAACTCGGCACATTCCAGCTCCGACAAGGCGTTCTCCGCGTCCCGCATCAACAGAACACGACAACGCGCTACCTTTTCGTCCATGAATTCATAGAATTTTCGATGCCCTTCGAAACTTTCGTCACGGGCCGTATTCGGGTCTTCCGGTTCCGGCATGGTGTCTCCTTCACATTGACGATGCCCGATTTGGGACATTTGTCGGATGGATCTGAACCATCAGGCCGATGCTTTTGTGTGCATTGACAGCTGACCCGCCGCCCCGGCTTGCGACCGGATCACCATCCAGGCCCCGAATCCGCCCGGCCGCGCAGCGCAATCCCATCTGGAACCACACAACAATACACCTTCACACCAATTCCCTCAATAGTTGCTTTTCATCGTTATGCACGCACTTAACATAACTGCGGCGTCCTCCGTCAAGCCGGCATCCAGTCCGGCCAGGGGCACCGGGCGAAATGATTCATTACTTGTCCCAATGCGCTGTGCAGTCGGCACAAAGGGGTTGCGCCGACGTCTGGATAATTCCATGTCGTGCTCCAAAAAGAGGTGTGTGGGAATCAGGGCACGGACCGCTTTCAGGACGGCCGGCGCGGGGCAATCCGGAAAGCAGCGATACCGCAACGACAAGCCGGCAGGACCGACAATGTCAGGCTTGGTTCCGTGTCAGAAGTCTTACGCGGCAACCCGCCTACTTGTTCGCGGCGGCCAGCATCCCGCCGATGCCGACAAAGGTGGCGCCGGTGATGCGGTTGAACCAGCGCGAGAACCCGCTGCGCCCGAGCCAGGGCGCGAGCCGCGTCGCCGAGCCGGCAAGCCCCAGTTCGAGAACAAATTCGATGCTGACGAACGTCGATGCTAGGATCCCGAACTGCAGCACCTGGCTGCGCTCGGGATCGATGAATTGGGGCAGGAAGGCGGCGAAAAAGATGATGCCCTTCGGGTTCGACGCCGCCGCCATGAACCCTTGCGAAAACAGTTTGCGGCGCCTGGCCTGGCCGCCGGGCAGAACCGTCTTCACCGCAAGCGGCGGCGCGCGCCAGGTGATGATGCCGAGATAGACCAGATAGGCGGCGCCAACCCATTTCAGGATCGTGAACACCAGTGTTGACGTGGTCAAAAGCGCGCCGAGACCGGCCATGCAGACCGCGATCGTCAATGCAAACCCTGCCGCGCCGCCAAGGCTGGTGAAAAAACTGCGGCGCACGCCATGCGAGGCGCCGTGCGCCAGTGCCAGCAGCGTGTTGGGTCCGGGCGTGAAACACAGGGCCGCGGAGGCGATCAGATAGACGATCCAGGTTTCGAAGGCCATGTGTTTCCCTTCTGCGGCGGTTGTCTGCCAAGGACGATTGTCGGACCAACACGCCCTGCAAAGCGGCAGCCGTTATAAAGCGGTATAGACAAATACCACAGAAAATGTCTGTACCAAGATCAGGATCGCTTCCCGACATCCTGCCGGCACCTCGGCGCCGGTCTCGTCGGCAAAACCCGTGACGATTCAAGAACGCGAGCCTCCTCCACGGGCAGAAGATGCGCGGGCCGTCAGTGCCTCGATCAAAGCTCCGACTTCTTCTCGGGCAAGTCCGCCCTGGACCGCCGCATGAGCGCCTGTTCCAGGATATTCATGCGTCTCTCCAGAGCGCGGAACCGGCGTTCATACTGCCCCCGATCCCGGTCCGCGTCGGTGCGGGTATAGCGGTCTCCGACGCCTTTTTTCAGGTCGGCAATGTCCAGTTGCATCTGCTCCAGTTTGACATTGACCGTGGCGTTTTGCGCCGGAATGCCCCAGACGATCGCTCCGATGCCGAGCACACCGGCCACGGCGACGCTGGAGAGGCCGGTCTGCAGATGACGTTCGAACTGCGACGGGCGTTGGGGTGCATCTGTGTTTGCCATCGGCTCGATTCTCTTTGCTTCAGGATTACAGGACGTAGGCGCAGGCGATCGTCAATGGGGTGCCTGAAATGCCGGTGTGTTCGGAGGGAAAGCGACCACCCCGTACTGGTTGTGAAACGCCCGTTTCGTATTCCACGAACTTGGGCAGCAGCAACCTTCCCACCGCGACAATCTCATCCGGCCGCATGTTCTGTGCAATATGCGCCAACCATGCCCGCTTTATGGGAGGATCCCAATTCGTATCCCATTTCTGATACTGTCTGGGTTCTCCCCTGTTCGGCAAGGGGTCAATTGTTTTCATTGAACTTCCGGTACGCTGTTCCCGCTAACCGGATAGATCCGTTGCCCGCATCCATCATGTCCGTCAACCGGCAGGGTCATGACCCATTGTAGGAAACACAGGAGCCGCAAACCTCTTCGGACGTGGGGCGGCCATCCGTCATTCAGGCGCGTCAGGGCCTTCCGGAACACGCGCCGATCCGACGGAGGTCAATTGTCACACCAGACCCGCGCCATATCGCCTGTCAGCCCACGAACGCAATCAGTCGACGTTGGATGCAATCAGGTTCAGAGCCGACTACCGCCAACCCCATGAACACTCCACGCTCCATCCAGACACGCGCTCTAGCAATCTGAGGCATTCGGCCCCTCATATGTCATTCGAATGGCGTTGTATTGACCACAGGACTCGCACCTCAAATATCGCTCAAAAACCAGCGCGCCCGGAACGTAGACATCCATGACCCGCAAGCAGGATTGTGCACAATTGGGGCAGTCTATTTTCAGGGTTGGATTTTCGCCCAGGGCAATCGCGGCCTGAATCCATCTGTCTTTCATCATCAACAGTCCGAATGCGGCTCCCGTCGCGTGGAAATACGGCAGCCCGGTTTCGAGATTTCTTCCTTTGCCGGGTTTTCGACCCTTCAACCCGCCACACCACACACTTTGAAATTCGCCCCATCTGCCTGATTTTTCAGTTTGAGTGGGTACGAGAAACTCCGGACCTGGTTGTTCATTCGACAACATCCCAGTCCACAATCTGTGTCCTGGTTTTGTCGGACTGCCGATACCATCTAAAGACAATCAACCGAGACAAGCCAGTGCCTGCCGGCCGGAATGTCATCTTCATGCAACCAGGAGATTTTCTCGGATTTCCGGCCCTCCAGTTCAATAAAGTCGCGCACCGCCAGCCATGCGAGCGCCGGCGGCAAAAACAGTCCCTCCAGCGTTACCGCATCATCAATGACGTCGACATAGGTCTGCAGTTTCTCCGGGTTGCCCAATGAAACATGGTTCGTTTCCTTGCCATCGGCTTCATGCTGCCTGTGCCACAGCCAGAGACCATGCACGGGATTGGCAACGATCGAAAGCCTGATGAAACGCCCGTTGTCCCCGTACAGGGTAACATCGGCATCTTCCGTCCAGGCCTCGGGGAACCGCTTCAGGAACAGGGAGGAGATATGGTCCAGGTCGGGGGTTGTCGTACCCGACAATTCGGGAAAGGAAATTGCCATGTCCATTGATCGGTCCCATTGGTCGCGTTTGATCCTCATTCAATGGCAATCGTCTCTGGCCTGGACTTCTCACGCTGTCGGATCTGACGCATGTACCGCAAAGACGAATTCCTAATCGCCATTGGTCCTCGTGTGAAGCAGGTTGCTCGTTCCCGGACCTGCCGACAGAAACAACGTCGCCGTCTTGGCACGCCGATTTCAGCGGCCACGCGGCTCTTCATCGCCTTGCTCCCGGATCGAATTGTTGACACTTTCGGCCGGATCCTCACACCCGACAAATTCAACTGTCAGCGACTTGCTGACATCTCCGGTATGGTCATGCCGATTGACGAACATGCCGAGATGGCGGCCGAGGACCGTCCAGGCGCGCACGCGCGCGGCAGCGGTCGTATCGCGCCGCAATCCGAGCGCTTCGGCGTAGAGCCCTTCGAGGACATCCTGCACTTTCAATCCGGTTTGCTCCACATTCGCTTTCTGGATCCCGGCAATCGCCGCCCGCATCCTGGAGCTTTTGGTGATGTGGTACGCGCCCTTCCTGCCCCTTATGGTTTTTTCGCTATAACCGGCCCGCAAGGCCGCCTGTGTCGCGTTCCAGTCCACCTGGTATTCCTGTAGGAAACGCCGCTGTTTCGGGGTGAGTGGCAGACCCTCGGACATTGACAAACCTCCGATCAATTTACGAGCTGTGCGGTCGGATCGATTCAGGATTTGAATCCAATGACCGATTCAGTGCTCCGGCCACGTATCATTGCGAGGCGGCGTTTTGTACGCACCTCGCGCATCGAAAGGCGTGCAAATGTATGGCAAGTTAATTTTGTTCAACGACACCACATTTCTTCAGGAACTCAATGATCATTTCGTCCATTTGCTCGGCCGAGATCCCATTTTTTCGTCTCTTATCGGGTTTTTCCCAATTCCAGATCGGGTAAATGATCCCGAATATATCAAAATCTGTCCCGACGTTTCCCTCCGATGATATCTCCTCCAGAAACATTTCAATGATTTCATCGGTATGACGACCTTCGTTTCCTTTCATTTCTCGCGAAAACAACGTCGACGGCTTCGCTCCCGCTCTGATCTGATTCAACCAATTTTTTTTCATTCCGGCCTCACAAAGTTGAAAATGACCCCGCTCGGATTGTCTGAAACTAAATCGATTTGGGTAAATCCGTGGTCAGATGCCAGGCGTCCAGTCCATGTATTCGCGGCGGCATGAATTTTTGTCATTCCCTTCGAGATATTCGTCCGATATTGCATGTAATTTGTGCTGTCTGTGTTTGATAGCCAGTTTCCTCTTATCCCTTTTAACTCAATGCCATCGGCGCTCAGCCTTTTCATCAAACTGTTGAACATATCACGCCCCGAGCCATGGGTTTGCGCAAGCCTAGGGTCGGACCGAATATCAAATCCCAAAATTCCATGACTGTCGATATAAACATCCAATCCGTGACCACGGTTTGGATCGCCGTATCGATAACTGGCATAGTCACGACCACTCCTACTCGTAAATTTATTAGAAATATCTACCCGAGGCTGTAGGCGTTTTGGTTTTTTTCCGGGTCCAGAAACCTCCACAGGTAATTCATTCAGTCTTTCCTTGGTACCAGCTTCGTCGGTCTCAAGGGTCGGATCTGCCGATTTTTCGATTTCAGATTTGCTCGGAACACCGTATTCAGCTTTGCCAAGAACCCCGGGTGAGCGCGGCAGTCGCCGACCGACCCATTTGACGCCGGCGCGAATTTTCCCGGCAATGGAGCGCCCAATTGCGGGAATGATACCGACTGCACTAGCGACCGTCCCAACCGCCGCGTCTCCATAGCGACCCTTTGCCAGGTTGCGTCCGATTTCATGAGCATCCAGCGAACTCCCAACAACGGAGATCTGGTCACTTCCAACGGTGATAGCGTCCCGGAACCTACGCGCAGTCAGCGGGTATCCTTTACTCCTGAGCAAATCATGAATTGAGTTCCCGATCCTCGCTCGTAGTGATGGCTCTGGAGCCGAATAGAGGCTGGCGTGAAAGCCGTCCGATTCCTGCGGGGAAGTGCCGATACGTTCACTCAGCAACTCACTCGTTGTCTTGGACCTGAGCTCCGCCAGGATCCGTTCAATTTCCTCATTCCGGTCACCGGCGACGACCGACATTTTTTTGTCTGCGGCACGAACCTGCCGTGTATCCTCTTCATTTTTTCCGGAGCCTGCCACGTCGGAATGATCAATTTCCCGACGAAAAGGCGACACCGGCGAATACGGGACTTCCACGTTGATTGCGGATTCGGGCACCTGCTCGGCGTCTTTCCGTCCAGGTGTGTCACCCCTCGGAGTATCATCACGCCAAAGCCGAACATCGGTAGCGGTAAGGAAACGCTGCCCGGGATCCGCATTGCCGATTGGCGGTGCCTGTGATCGCCGACCAATGCCGGCGGGGAACCCTCGCATGGGGCGCGTCGGCAAGACCGGCAGCTCCCGGACCGGCCATTGCTGCCGCTTTTGACGTTCCAAATGGTCGAAAGAAAACCCAAGATTTGCTTGAACCGGAATCTCGCTTGCCGACCGAAAGGTTCGCTGCTGGAGGTTTGCTTGCGCGGCCAACCGGTGCGCAGCGTCGATCCGACGGCTGACAGCATCCAGGTCCTTCTGCAACCTCCTGGTTTCGGCCAAAATAGCGGCTTCATGCGGGGTGGCGGAGCCGGTTTCCGAAAGTGTCTGTTGGCTCGGTCCGGTAGAACGAAACAGCTTGCCCGTCGTTGCTTTTGTCTCGCCTACTGTCTGCTCCGCAGGCTCGGACGCGTTTTCGGAGCCTGGGCTCCCACGAGGCGTGTATTCAGGGTCCGTCATAAGTTTGGTCAATCCTGTCCGAGTGTTTTCAAAAATTGGAATGGTGCGCCGGTACAAACATCCGGCCCGGCCGCCGCGGCGCGGCTGAGGGAAAACCGGCGGCTCTTGCCGCCGGTCAATGCCCCATCCACGACCCAGGCCCCCGCCTCGATCCGACCTGCGTCCGCCGCTTCGGTTTCGCCGGCTTGCGCGTCAGGTCGGGAAACAGTTCGCTCAACAGCCAGACCATGGCGTCGCAACGGTCGGGCGAGCCCTCGCCCTCGTAGCCGGATGCCGTCATCCGGCACATCTGGTCCTCGAGCGCGGAAAAGGTGCCGACATGCGAGACCCGGCCGAGCGCATAAAGCGCGGCAATCGGCTCGGCCCGCACATGTTTGCCGCGGCTGGCCCGGACCTCGATGATCGGCAGGCCGGGACGCACGCTCTCAAGCGTGTGCCGGACCATGTCGCCGCCCTGGTTGACCTCGATCACAATCGCGTCGGCGCCATACCGGTCGAAGCCGGCAATCGCCCGCTCCGCCCATTTGCGCGGGCCGCCGCGCACCGACAGATCATCCAGAATGTAACCCCGCCCGTCCTCGCCGAGCCCGCCGACGATTATCCCGTGTTCGTCGGAACCCGCCTCAGACGAGACCGCAGGGTCGACCGCGACAAGAATGCGGCCAAGCTCGGGAGCGACTTCCCGGCGCCCCTCGTGAAGGCAAACCCGGTCCCAGATGGCGCCGATGGCGACGGGCTCGTAGTCGCCAAGCCAGATGTGGCCGTAGCGCTCCGGCTTGGCGGTGCGGTCGAACCGGCGCTCGGCGTCCAGTTCATCCGGGAAAAACGGATTCTCATCATAATTCACCCTCCTGATGATGGAATTTTCCGGCACGTGCAGACCGCGGAACAGAGCGTCGACCGGGTCGCTGGCATGGCGCGGGTTCCACGAGAACCAGAGTTCGGACCCCGGCTTGCGGATGGTCGGCACCAGCACTTCCAGCGAGCGGGCGGAGATTGTCTGCGCCTCCTCGACCCAGACGATGTCGATGCCCTCGAACGACTTGATCTGATCGATCGACATGTCCTGTAGCCCGGCGAACAGGAATTTCGAGCCGTTGGAGCCGCGGATCTCGTCGCGCAAGCTGGTGTAGAGATGGTCGAGTCCGTGGGCCTCGATCTTGTCCTCAAGCAATTGCTTGACCGAATCCTTGATCGAACGCTGCACTTCGCGTGCGCACAGAATGCGCAATTGCTGGCGGGCGGCGCGGATTTCGGCGGCCACCGCAAAGGAATGCGACTTCGCCGATCCGCGGCCGCCGTAATAGGCCTTGTAGCGCGACGGCACGAACAGGCCGCGAAACGGGTCAGGAACTTTGATCGTCGTCATGTCCGGGCTTCGGCGCCTTGATGAATTCAACCGTGATCGCACCGCCGGCCCTGCCCGCGACCTGATGCTCGACCTTGTCGCGCCAGCGTGTGGGCTGGCGGTTCTTCAGCCAGAACATCATCGAGGTCGGGTCGGGCGGATAATGTTTGGTGGTCGCAACCACCAGCGGCTTGCCGGCATTGGCGAACACCTTGTCCTCCGGATGGCTGTAGCCGGTGGCGCGTTCGTAAAGGCTGCGCTCGACGTCACGGTCGGCGTCGGACGCAGCCACTTCCAGGGCAGCGCGGAAGCCGTCATGGCGTTCCTTCCAGGCATCGAGCGTTGCCCGCGAAATGCCGAAAAAGGCTGCGATGTCGTCCTCGCCGGCGCCGAGCGCACAGAGTTTTTCCGCCTGGGCGCAATAGTCCGCCCGGAACCGCGGTCGCGCCGCCATCAGACCCGGCTTTCCTTGACCAGCTTGCGGCAGACCGGGCGCTGGGTGAGCGTGCCGCGGAATCCGCGCAGGCGCAGCATGGCGTCGAGATGGGTCTGCATCTCGACGATGCGGGCCTGGCACGCCGCTTCGGTTTCTTGGGGGCCGTTGCGATCGGTCAGGCGGCCGCACTGGGGTGTGGCCGCGGCCGTGTGCAGGCAGAACAAGAGTGTTGCAGCAAACAT